TCAGAAACTCGCTGCAAAGTGCGAACGCATGGCAGAGATTCTGATTGAGCTTAACGAGGCGATTCTATGATTCGTGACCAACTCAGAGAGGCGTATAAATGAAATGCAAAATCTGCGGTGACTCTCTGCGGTTTGTGGATCACCTGGGGCATGATCAGGGGCCTGACCTGTTGCACGAGGCGTTGGGTGAGTGTCGGGCGTGCTGGAGTAAAGAAAAGAAACGTTGCAAATGTGGGGAATGGCACCTGCTACCGACTGCGGAATGCCTGGCCTGTTTTCTAAAGAAATGGAAGGAAGAAAAACAAAATGAGTCTACTTGATTCAATACAGACACAGAAGAAATCCCTGCCGAGGCGGATCATGCTTTACGGTACGCATGGCATCGGCAAGAGCACTTTCGGTTCAATGGCACCTGACCCGGTGTTTATCCAGACCGAGGAAGGGCTTGACGATATTGCGTGCCATAAATTCCCCCTGGCTGAGTCTCTGACCGATGTAATGCAGGCGCTGGAAGCCCTGAGCATGGAGAACCACGACTACAAGACGTTAGTGATCGACTCCGCTGACTGGCTGGAAAAATTGATCTGGAATGGCATCTGTGAGCAGCACAGCAAAAAGAATATTGAGGACTTCGGTTACGGCAAAGGCTATGTGTTCGCAGTCGATGTCTGGCGTGAGATTCTGGAGGCCCTGAACTATCTCCGCAAAGATCGCGGCATGTTCATTATTCTGATTGCCCACGCCCAGATTGAGAAGTTTCAGAACCCTGAAACAGACGCCTATGACCGTTATTCGCCACGACTCAACAAGCACGCTTCCGCAGTCGTGCAAGAGTGGTGTGACGAGGTGTTGTTTGCCTCTTACAAAGTCATGACAAAACAGACTGACACCGGGTTTGGTAAGAAGGTCGCCCAGGGTATCAGTGATGGGGAGCGGTACATCAGAACAACCGAACGCCCCGCGCACGTTGCAAAGAACCGTCTTAATTTACCGGATGAGATGCCGCTTGATTGGAACGAGTACGCAAAACATCTGACACAACCTGAGAAACGAGGAGTAATGCTGTAATGGTGAAATTATCAGGATTCGACGCAAGCGAAGTGGAACCGTCAACAGGCTTTGAGCCATTGCCCGAAGGCAAATACACGGCGATCATTGTTGACTCAGAGGAGAAGCAAACCAGGAAAGGCGACGGCAGCTATCTGAGCCTGCGTTTTCAAGTTGTCGAGGGTAAACACCAGGGGCGCACGCTGTTTGCAAACCTGAACCTTGACAATCCAAACAAAACGGCGGTTGATATTGCACGGGCTGACCTGTCTGCAATCTGCCGGGCTGTGGGTGTTCTTCAACCGCAGGAGTCCGCAGACCTGCACAATAAACCGCTGACAATCACGGTGAAGTGCAAGAAGCGGGAGGATACTGGAGAAATCCAGAACAACATCAGCGGGTACAGCAAGTCTGGCGGTAGTGCCGAACCTGCTCAAACTGAGTCCGATTCTAAAGCACCCTGGAAAAAGTAAAATGATTTTACGCGACTATCAGCAACGATCAGTCGAAGCGGTGTATTCCTTCCTGCGTTCGTCGGATGGCAACCCCTGTGTTGTCATCCCGACGGGCGGAGGGAAGACTCCCGTTCTGGCTACGATCTGCAAGGATGCTGTTACAAAATGGGATGGGCGTGTATTGATTCTCACGCACGTCAAAGAGCTGCTACAGCAGGCAGCGGATAAACTGAATCTGATTTGCCCTGAAATCAATGTCGGTGTTTATTCTGCCGGATTGAAACGCAGGGACACAAAAGGAGAGGTCATTGTGGCTGGCATCCAGTCAGTCTACAAACGGGCCTGTGAGCTGGGCAGATTTGATCTGATCCTGATTGACGAGGCACATCTGATACCGCCAGAGGGCGACGGGATGTATCAGCAGTTTCTTAAAGAAACAGCACAAGTCAACCCAGATGTGCGGGTGATTGGCCTGACCGCAACACCATACCGGCTCAATAGTGGTTTGATCTGCGGTGAAGACAATATTCTGAATGAAATCTGTTACGAGATCGGAGTCAGGGAACTGATTGCCGCCCGTTATCTGTGCCCGCTGACCAGTAAAGGCGGCAAATACCAGATAGACAGGTCCGCGATTCCGCAGCGTGGTGGTGAGTTTGTTGCCCGCGATATGCAGAACGCTATGGATCAAGATGATATTGTTGAGGCTGCTTGCCTGGATATCGTCGAACGCACGGAGCATCGAAACAAAGTTCTTATCTTTACCTGTGGCATTGAGCATGGACAGCACGTCTGTCATGTGTTGCATGGGAAGTACAGTAAAGAGGTAGGATTTGTTTGTAGTGAAACGAGCGACACAGACCGCGAGCGGATTATTGAGGACTTTAAAAACGGAAGCCTGAAATATCTGGTCAACGTCAATGTTTTTACAACTGGATTTGACGCACCCAACATCGACTGCATTGCCCTACTCAGGGCTACGATGTCGCCGGGCCTGTATTACCAGATGATCGGCAGAGGGCTACGTCTCGATCCGTCAAAAGAAAACTGTCTGATTCTTGACTATGGTGGCAACGTAGAACAGCACGGGCCGATTGACCAGATTACGGTAAAGGAAGCGAGCAAGGGCGGTAAAAAGGCAGGCGAACCCGTTACCAAGCAATGCCCCGATTGCCAGACACTCTGTGCGATTCAATGCCGCGAATGCCCTGATTGTGGCTTCCAATTCACAGAACCACACGAACCAGAGCACGACACCAAAGCCAGCAAACAGAGTGTTTTATCTGAGCAGATCGCGGCACAGAAGGCAGACCGGGAACGCAAGGTGCTGGGAACGTCTTACTCAGTCCACAAAAAGAAGGGCTGGGAGGAAGGCGACCCAACAACCATGCGGGTTGATTACAAGCTGAGTGCTTTTGACAGTAAGTCTGAATGGATCTGTTTTGAACACAAAGGTTACGCACGCAAGAAGGCGGAGATGTGGTGGAAACAGAGGAGCAATGAGCCGATCCCAGATACCACCCAACAGGCGGTAGACCGGGCCGAGGCGGGGTGCCTGGCGGAAACGGAATCCATCTTCCTGCGGCATGTGCCGGGCGAGAAATACGACAAGATAGCCGCTTATGAGATCGGGGATATTCCTGATGTAGGCGCGGCGTGGGCAGTAAAAATAGACTTTAATGATATAGAAATACCTTTCTAATATGAATAACGGATTATTGCAGGCGGCGTTGGAATACGCAGCGTTAGGTTACGCTGTCTTCCCGTGTGCTCCTGGCGGCAAGCAACCGATTAAGGGTTCTAATGGTTGCAAAGACGCCACGACCGACGAAGACCAGATTTGCAAATGGTGGGAAGCGGAACCAAACGCAAATATCGGCTTGTCTACTGCCGGTCTGGTGGTGGTCGATATAGACGGCGACAAAAACGAATGGCTGCAAGATAAGAAAGTCCGCAGCAGCCTGGCTGACGGTGCCGCTTCCAAAACTCCGAGGGGCGGACGGCACTATCTTTTCCGGCAGGTCGATGGCGTTGAGTTTCGCAACACGGCATCGAAAATCGCCCCTAATGTCGATACGCGGGCTGATGGTGGTTACATACTTGCACCACCGTCTGTAGTCAACGGTAAGCCGTATCAGTGGCTGGAAACGTATGAGCTTGAAGAGTCGATAGACGATCTGGCAGAGGTGCCGGGGTGGATTGTCGAGCTATTGGAAAAAGATAAACACAAGCCATTTGAGCTGCCGGAAGACGGCATTATCAATAACGGTATCAGGCACGACACGCTATTCCGCTACGGCTGCAAAATGCGGCGCTGGGGTGCCTCACGCAATGAGATAGAAGCGGCCCTGGTGGTTATGAATCGCGACCGCTGCGAGGGGCAATTGTCATCTCATGAGGTTGAGAAGATTGCGGAGAGTGCTGCCAAGTATCAACCGGACCAACGCAATCAGGCAGAAATAGAGGTTTCACTTGATGGACTGTTACAGAAGGATAAAAAGTCCGTAGACCCTGGACCATTTCCACCTGAACTGCTACACGTGCCTGGCTATCTGGAAATGGTCATGAATTATATGACAGATACTGCCTACAAGCC